CATGAACGAAAAGACGGCATTGAGGACATCATCAAAAATTTAGCTAATGATGATTTTTACATGGCCGTGGCAGGGATTCACACAAAAATAACGATCATCAAAACAACCTGCGGACAACATATCGTCATCGGCGGATCGGCCAATTTACGCAGCAGCATGAATGTAGAACAAATAACACTAGACAATAATGAAACATTGTATAATTTCCATAGAAAATGGATGTCAAAAATAATTAATGAGTACTTCATCACCCACAAACTAATGAGGCGGGAAAAATTATGGCGCTCGATCAAACAGGATCAGAAAAGCGAGGAACCGTTAAAAATAGCCGGGGGCAATTCAGAACACCAAAACTAAGCGATGCGGAAAAAAGAAGGCGAAAACTGGAACGGCAACAAAACAAAACAATCAGCCTTAAAGGATTAAAACCCCGCAAGCAAACCAATACTAACCCCGATTTTGTACCTTTCTAATGCTAAAACCAGAAACAGCCTGGCGTAGTGAATGGCTCGATGCAGACGAATACCCGCCACCTACGGGCAAAAAAATCATGTTATTGACAGATTGCGGTATTGCCTGCATCGGCCACTGGTATCAACCCGGTTTCATTGCTTGGTCGCCGCTACCGAAAATTCCAAAAAACATCAAATCAAAACTTGATAAACCATAATGCCAAGAATAACCGGAATACCACCCTGCCCAAATACCGAAACCAGTAGCCGCCAAATTGGAGGCAATCATTACCTCAACATGACAATTCAACCGTGGGACGCCATGCAATCCTGGATGTCTGCTGAAGAATACGCCGGGTTTCTGCGCGGCAACGTCATTAAATACATAGCCCGCTACCGCAACAAAAACGGACTCGAAGACCTCAAGAAAGCCAGGCATTACCTGGAACGACTCATTGAAATTGAAGCGGCAAAACAGGTGGAGCGCGGCTAATGACAGTACACATACACACCAAGATTGAAACGCGCCCCGTTGAATCTCTGATCCCGTATGCCCGCAACGCCAGAACGCACAGCGAGCAGCAAGTACACAAAATTGCGTCATCCATGCGCGAGTTCGGCTTTACCAATCCGGTACTGATCGACGAAACCGGCGAAATAATAGCCGGTCATGGCCGGGTCATGGCGGCCAAACACCTGGCACTTCCAGAAGTGCCGTGCCTGATCCTGACCGGACTCACCGCCGCCCAGCGTCAGGCTTATGTACTAGCGGATAACAAACTGGCAGAACTGTCGGGCTGGGATGAAGAATTACTGGCACAGGAACTCAAAACCCTGCAATCCATGGATTTTGATCTGGAGTTGATTGGGTTTGATATTAACGGCATTGAAAATTCAATTCTGGAAGAAAACGGCCAGCAACCGGAACAAAAAAAAGATGGGCAAATAAACAGCATTGAATACCAGGAAAAATACGCGGTATTAGTTGAATGTAACAATGAACCGCATCAAGCGGAAATTTACGATAAACTAATAACTATGGGTTTAACATGTAAAATACTTGTTAACTAAACAATGAAAATTAAAATACATAACAACTGCAGCAATTTCAACAGTTACCGCGCAGCGCGTGTAAAATCATTATTCAATTGTGACAGCGGAGCAGATTTTTCTCTTGAAGCAGACCTTCCTATTGAGGACAACAACTGGAAAATCGGGGTTATAGTCGGCCCGTCTGGATCAGGTAAAACATCAATAGGAAAAAAAATATGGCCAGATGTTGGTATTTACGATTGCGATCAAGATTGGGAACTGAATAAACCCATTATTGATGGCATTGCACCAAGCGGTAATTTTGACGATGTAACGGGTGCGTTAGCCGCGGTCGGACTTGGTAGCGTTCCCTCCTGGTTGCGGCCTTACCACGTATTATCAAATGGCGAAAAATTTCGCGCAGGAATGGCTCGCATAATTGCCGAAAATAAAACTAAGGTAATTATTGATGAATTTACCTCTGTCGTTGACCGCCAAATTGCCCGCATCGGTGCCGCGGCATTCAGTAAAGCCTGGAAACGCGGAAACGGCCAAGCCGTTTTACTTTCATGTCATTACGACATACTGGACTGGGTAGAACCAGACTGGGTATTTGACACACGAACGGGAGAACTTAAACGGGGGTTACTTTGGCGACGACCAAAATTTGACCTTGAAATTTTCAAGACAGACGGCGCGTACTGGCCTTTATTTGAACCGCATCACTATCTAAAACTGCCCCGCATGATTGCCGCAACATATTATGTTGGTTTTGTAGAAGGGGAAGCCGTATGCCACATCGCCACCTCACCAAAACTTGAAATAAAAGGCATGAGAGCCTGCCGCATGGTCGTTATGCCAGAATGGCAAGGGGCAGGCATCGGATTACGTTTTCTGAACGAGGTTTGCCGCCTGCAATTTACTGAAGCAAATCGGTTTCATGACAGAACACAAGCCGTTTATTTTCACACCAGCCACCCTGGACTATGCGCAGCATTACGGCGCGACCCAAAATGGGTACAAATCAGCCAAATGTTAGGGGGCGGACACAAAGGAAAATCAAAATCGTCCTTAAAAAAATCGGGACAAGAAGGGAAATCCGGCTACGGTGGCCATCACCGGGCGGTTCAAGGCTTCAAAATAACTCGGGATAAATGCACGTGAACATATTGATAGCGGGTCAAAAATACTTTGGTGCCGAGGTTTTCCGCGCATTGCGCACGATTCCAAGCATTACCATAACCGCCATCGCCGCGCCGACCGGAGGCGAACAGATAGACAGGCTGACTGCACAGGCGCTGTTACACGGTATACCCGTCATCCCCTCCGGAACCCTAAAAGCGGAAACCATGCCCGATGACATAGACCTGATTGTTGCGGCGCATTCACATGACTTTATCGGTGAACGTACCCGGCTCCGTTCCCGCTTTGGTGGCATCGGCTACCATCCGTCGCTGCTGCCGCTGCATCGAGGTAGGGACGCGATTCGTTGGGCTATCCGTATGCGAGATAGGATTACGGGCGGAACAGTTTACCGCCTAAGCAACCGCCTAGACGGCGGCCACATACTAGCGCAGCAGCACGTTTTCATCCGCCCGGATGACACGGCTAATGAATTATGGAGGCGGGATTTATCACCCCTGGGCGTGCGCCTGCTGACGCATACCGTCACCGCTTACGCAGAATCGGGTTATCAGCACGGTGAACCCCAGGATGAATCACTGGCCACCTGGGAACCGTCCATCAATAGGCCGCCGCTCTACCGTCCAGACCTCACCCTACTACCGCCACCCAACCAACACACCAACCCATGAAAATCAAATACCTCGACCCCAGACTCTCGGACACGCCCCCGGCATACGCCACCGTCGGCGCCGCTGGCCTCGATTGCCGGGCCTGCATTGATCAAACCTGGTACATCTACCCACAGGAACAAAAAATCATCTCACTCGGTTTTGCCGTGCACATCGAAAACCCCAACCTGGCCGGATTACTACTACCCCGCTCTGGACTTGGCTGCAAAGGTTTGATTCTCGCCAATACAATCGGGCTGATCGACTCCGATTACCAAGGCGAACTCAAGGCAGTCGTCTGGAACCGTAACGAACCCGGCACCCCGCCCATAGAAATCCGCCCCCTGGACAGAATCGCGCAACTGGTGCTGATCCCCGTCTATCACCAGGAACTCATCCATGTCAGTGAGTTTGAGGCCAGCGAACGCGGCGCCGATGGATTCGGTTCAAGCGGATTGATGTAACCACTATGCAGCCCGCCAACGCCCAGGCCCTGATTTATTCGGCTATTGCCATGGCAATAGCGCCCCGCAAGCCTATTACGGTCAGCGAATGGGCGGACGCGGAGCGGGTTTTATCGGCCAAAGGCAGCGCCGAACCTGGGCAATGGAGAACCGACAGGCATCCCCCACTACGAGAGCCGATGGACTGCCTATCGGCCCGGTCAAGCGTCAAAGACACCGTTTTGATGTTTCCGGTGCAAGCGGGAAAAACCGAAGTAGCCGCCAACGCCCTGGCCTATACCATGCTCCAGAACCCCGGCCCGGTCATGGTATGTCTGCCGGGTGAAGTCAGTATGCACAAATGGGTCAACCAGAAATTGAACCCGCTGATCGAAGAAACGCCCACCGTAGCCGCCTGCCTCAGCAGCGTTGCCAGCCGCGACGCCTCGAATACACGTACCTTCAAGGATTTCACCGGCGGACAACTGTACCTGGAACACGCCGGAAGTCCCTCCCGCCTCAAATCCACATCCGTAAAAATCATGCTGGTCGATGAACTCGATGAGTTTGCCGCCAATTTCCCCGGCGGGGATGACCCGCTGGATATGCTGCTGGCCCGTACCTCGGCTTTCCCAGCCTCGTACAAGCGGCTCTTCATCTCCACCCCGCAGATCAAAGGCTTCAGCCGCATCGAGGAACTGTGGAACAAGTCAGACCAACGCCGCTACCACGTTCCCTGCCCGCATTGCGGACACCTGCAATACCTGGAATGGAGCGGCTTGAAATGGGATAAAGAGGCAGCTTCAGCCTGGTACATCTGCCAGGATTGCGGAACCTGCATCGACGAACACCATAAAACTGCCATGATCCGTGCCGGTAAATGGATTCCGGCCCACCCGGAACGCCCTATTCGCGGCTACCATCTCAACTGCCTGTACTATCAAATCGGCCTCGGCCCCCGCTGGGCGGAACTGGCCCGCATGTGGCTGGATTGCCAGAACGACCCAGCCCGGCTGAAAACATTCATCAACGACCGCCTGGCTGAACCCTGGGAAGACCGCGCCACCCGTGCCGCAAAATTCAACATCATTGCCGACCGGGCCGAATCCTACCGCCTGCGCGAGGCGCCAAACGAAGTGCTGACGCTGACCGCCGGGGTAGACACGCAGGACAACCGCCTTGCCGTTCAGATTGTCGGCTGGGGCAGAGGCATGACCGCCTGGATTCTGGATTACGTCGAACTCATGGGCGACCCGGCAGAAGATGCCGTCTGGGTAAAACTGACAGACCTCCTCAACCGCCCCATCGAACGCCAGGACGGCACACTGCTGAACATTCAGGCTACCGCCATCGATGCAGGCGGCCACCGCACAGAGCCAGTAAAATCCTACTGCCGCGCCCGCCATATACGCCGCCCTATGGCCATCTTCGGCGCCGTGCCGAATAACGCCCCCGTACTGTCTCGCCCCAAATTCCAGGAAATAAAATGGCGTAACACGACGGATAAAAAAGGCCAAATTTACCACGTCGGCACCGTAGCCGTGAAACACGTGCTGTTTTCGCTACTCAGCATCGACGGCGACGCCGAAAGCCCGGAAAAACGCCGCCTGCATTTTTCTCAAGACCTTGACCGCTTCTATTTCGAGGGCATCACCTCGGAAACATTTGACCCACGCAGTAACCGCTACGTCAAAAAACGCGGCGCCCGCAACGAGCCGCTGGACACCTGGGTATACGCCTACGCGGCCGCGCATCATTCTGAACTCAGGTATCACACATTCACACAGGCCCGCTGGCAAGCTCTGGCCGACAGCTACAAGCCCCGCCAGCTCGCCGCCCCGGCTACCGCTCAACCCAACACCCCAACCCCAACCGCCGGCACCAGCGGCTATTACATCCCGGACTGACTCATGACAATCGCCAGCCTCGTTTTCACTCAAGCCATCCGAATCGGCATCCAGAAAGAGCAAGCGGAGCAACTTGCCCGCCAGCTCGAACAAGTCGGGTTTCCCGACAATATCAAAGTACGCAACGATCGGATCCGCGCAGAATTTAACGGACGGAATATCAGGGAGCTGGCGCAAAAATACAGGCTGAGCAAATCAACGGTATATCGGATATTGATGTAGTTTTTTCACAAAACACCACCCAACCAACACCAAAAATCACCACAGGGCAAAACGATGAGATACGAGATAGTTTCTGAAACGGAAGTGATTGATCATCAAACCGGGCTGATCTGGCAGCGGGAGATTGCGGAAAACCTGACGTATGAACAGGATCTTGAATATGCCGAGCGTGTGGCAGAGGAAACCGGCCTGCCCTGGCGAGTGCCTACAGTGGACGAATTAGCCAGTCTGGTAGACCGAGGTCGATATGCCCCTGCGTCCGCTTTCCCGGACATGCCAAGTGACTGGTTTTGGTCGTCGTCGCCGTACGTCGGCGATGCCAGTTACGCATGGGTTGTCAATTTCAGCAATGGCTATGTCAACAGCCTCAACCGTAACTACGACTTCGCGGTTCGGTTGGTTCGCTGCGGTGAGTGATTGGCCTTTTTGCCACCGACAACAAAACCACCGCCCACAAAAAAGCCCGCTTCAAGCGGGCTTTTCGTTACCGTCACCATTTTCGTGACGCCACGAAAATGATCGTGCTGCGCGATTCTACGCCACTTTGCGTGCCGATTTTGTTTGTTCGCTTACCGCTTTCTTGTTGATATGCTTTTTCTCGCCTTCGGCAAAACGAACCAGGCTTTGCCGTATGAGAGTCTGGTAGCGGATGCCATTCACCTCACCCAGGAACTTGAAATCTTCAATGAGTGATTTTGGCAGACGTATCGAAATCATCTGCAATTCCATTGCATCGTCAATTTCAGCCTGAATATCAGGCGTCATCTTGGCTGCGCGAACATGGTTTTCATCCCTACCCATCTCGCCGGTGTCCCATGCGTCATCGTTTTCGATCTCTGTCAGTTGCTCTGCGTTTATCATGTGATTGCCTTTGCGTATTTAGTGTAGATGTTTATTTCGGTCTGGTTAGGTATGTAAGCTGTTTTAATAACAATACTGCCATCCTGTAGCCTGATAAAAACAACCTTTATACGTAACCCCATGAACGTATCGGAAATAAACCACCATGTAGGCGGCGTTGTGCGGTTTTTCTCTCTATCGTCTTCCAGGAACCCGCAATCCCTGGTTGCAAAACACTGCTCAATATCACAACGGCTTATGGGTGGATTCTTACCTGCCAATTTTGTTTTTATTGTCTCAGACAATATCAGCTTCATAACGGTGCCTTTGTATATACAAGAGTGTCCCAGTCTAAAGCACCCACCCGCGAATAACAATACAAGCACACCCCGTTCCAGCCCACAAAAAAGCCCGCTTCAAGCGGGCTTTTTATTGCATCACGTCCTCAAAAACGCTCCTTCTGCGTGATCGTCATGCTGCCCCGTGCGGCCCTGGTAGGGCTTGCGATCCACAAACGCCTGTATCTCCTCCCGCTCAAACCGATACAAGTCGATTTCCTTTATACTTTTCCTGCGCTCGCTAATTTCAGCCAGGACGGTTTCTGCGTCTTCGTTGTTTTTCAGGATTCGCCGCCCGGCTTCCATGATGGATTCACGAATGAAGCGATTCAGACTGTTGGCTGTTTTGGCAATGATGGCCATTTCATGGGCAATCACCGGGATGTCAGACACCCGGAACTGCCCCGGCGCCTTCACGCCGGTGGCTTGGCGAATCCTGTGCCAGGCCAAGTGCCCCATCGAGCCGTTGACGTATCCCTTCCCGGCGGCTACCCAGATGATATTCCGCAAGTTGTTCATGTCGTTGTAGGTCAGATATTCCGGCGGTGCCTCCGGCTTCGGCTCGGGTTCGCCTTTCGCAATATACTCGCCTTCCAACACAACCCGCTCCAGCAGCTCACCCACCAGCGTCATCGCTTGCGGGATTTGTTCGGTCGTCAAATGCTCGACATCGACCACGCCCATCTTGAGATTGATGATGGAGTGCGCGTCACTGTAAGACAGGGAGCGGCCTTTGCTTTCGGCCACTTTCACCAGGCGGCGCACGGCGTGAACCAATGGCTCGCGTTGTTCCTTGGTGGCGTAGGTGAGTTGGGCGGGTTTTTCTGCATCCTTTTCTGCATCACGGCGGGAAAAATAAAACTGTTCCAGGCGGTCTTGCACTTCCCAGGCTTTGTCGGTGCCGATCATCTTGGCGTGACGCACGGTGCCACGCTCCGTCCAGAGCATCAGCGAGCGAGTCATGGGGGAAATTTGTAACCCAATATCTTTGGGTTGCAAAATAAATTGCTTCAGTTCATCTCCAATCAGCTTGTAATAATGAACACCAGCAGAAAATCGGCGTTCATTATTTTTGAAATTCATCTGGATGTTTCTCACATCCACTTCATAGACTGAAGCCAGACGCTCAGTCGTAATAACCGGCTGATTCTGCCAGAAAATGACGGGCATGGTTTCGATGGATTGGGATTGCAGTTGAGTAGTCATGATGACTTTCTCCTTTTGGTTTTACGATTAAAGGTGGTAGGTGTCGGGGACTCGTAACTGCCAAAAGAACAGCCAGGCCTATTCCCCTTGCGGGTCTTGTATTAGCCTATCCCCGGCATAGAAACCGGATATTGCCCGGATTTTGGGCATAAAAAAACCGCAGTGGCTGTCGGGTGCGGATGTCCGCTTTTGGGAGGTTACGAGGCTCCGTGGTTGAAAGCCTACTCCGTCTCACAGCCAGTGTCAATTCATATCATTTCATACAAAACGAATGCTCGACGTACCGCTTACTGCCGCTCGCAGAGTACGTATAACAACCGCCTCGCGGCCCGCGATAGTACCCACTCGCAGACCTTCCTCCAGGGCTGATGTCTTCAAGCCATACAAATTGACTCATCTTTATCCTCGCTCGTATCTGAAAAATTAAATATCGTTGTTAACCGCCGCCGATCCTGCTAATAGGCTTGACTGAATCCAGCGCCGCACAAACGTGTGAAAATCAGGCAACGCCCCGGCCATGCTCGCTTCCTGATCCACTTCAATGATCTTTGCCAAATCGTCAACCAACCCATCAAACTGCCCGGCTTGCTCTTGCAGCATACGATAAATGCCGTCCAGGTCAGTTAAAATATCCACCGCCTTTGCCTGCATCTCCCGCTGCCGTACCCCTCCGATAGCTTGCGCTACCGGCTTGTGAGTACCCCGCTCCCGGCGCTTCAGCTCCACCTCGATAGCGGCGGCCAGCTTCTGTTTTGGTGAGAGCTGCGGCCTTCCGGCTGGCCGCGTCAGATGTAACGCCGCCCTGGCATCCCGCGTCTTTTTGCGCCGATCTCCCGGTTTTTCCGCCTGCCTCCCAGCATAGTCCACCCGGCAACCAGCAATGTACTCTGCCAGCGGTTGCCGCTTTTCAACCTTGAACCGGTCGCAAGCCCCATTCAAAAATGCCAGCATCCGCGCTGACGGCAAATCTCCTTTTTTTGCCGCCTCACATACTTTCTGCAAATCATCATCCGTAAAATCCTTATCACAGTATTGCAGGACATGCAGCAGGTCTTCATCGGGGATCATGCTTCATCCCCTTTATAATTTTTGCCTCTGGATACTCCCAATCCGCGAATATCCGTAAAATCTTTTCAAGAATTTCAGCCGGTACGGCCTGGCTGAACCCCAAAAAGTAGGGTTTTGCCTTGCCCCAGGGCGATGCAAGCAACAAATGGCCTGCCGCCCGGCCTGTTGCCGGGTCGAACACCTGCGACACCCCGCAATTCAATTCCGGCGACAAACGCCCGCCCGTCCAAATTCGACTCCAACCGTCTACCGTGGACGGATCCCGGCGTTCCGGGCTGAGCGCCAGTGTTTCCATGCGCCCGTGCCTGTCGATGTACGGCAGCAGCTTGTCCGGCCAATCAGGGGCGGTTTGCCCACAACCGGCGGCGTAGTTGTCCGGCGCGAACCCCTGCGCCCGTACCCAGGTATCCACCATCAGGCGGACGTCCAGTTTTTCCCCTACATAATGGGGAAATATCTCATCTGAAAAATTTGGCATTTTTCTCTCCAATGCCAGGCGAACGCCCTGGCTGGCGTTGCCCTCGCCCAGGGCGAGAGCAATGTTCCACATGTCGTCCCCCAGCCGTATTGTTCGGCTGGGAAGGGTTTCGGTTTTGCGGGGGCGGCCTCTCAATTGAACCACTCCAATGCGTCCCGAATCGAAACAAAACCAAACGGCCCTTCACCCGAGTCTGTCGTGATCCAGTACGGATACTGGGTCAGGTCAAGATTTTTTGACTGGTCATTCTCATCCCATCCAGTTTGCTCTTCTTGAATCGCATCTTGCGTATACAGCCATACGCCCTCTGACAATGTGACTACTCCCCCATCGCGAACTAAGGCGTAGTCAACAATACGAGCATCCATACCCATCAAGCGGTCTACCGCAAGCAAAACATCGGAAAGATCGAAGTCGCCTGCAATTTCATTGAATCGTGACATGTCTTCGCATGTTCTGATGTGTGAGTCAGTACGTTCCTGGCTGACGCCCAGCGTATTGGATGTGGTTCTATTGTCCGACAGCCACTCACTCAAAGTGGCCGTGCCCTTTGGGGTCGTGACAGTAAACTTTACAAGAGGCTTATCCCACTCTGGTTCAGTGAGCAGGTCGTCGATCACTACGATAAATGCGACGTCCTCCAGATCCTCCAGAGCCTCAATGCCCTGCTCGGTAATCTCACAAGTCCATTCCTCTTGCCCGTAGGCAATTCCGGTGTACTCGTGTACCGGACGGTACACGGCAATCAATCCTTCCTCCTCCAGCTCCTGCCATAGTGGGCAGGATTTGGTGAAATGGCGGCCCGCTTCATCGCGGGTTGAAATGACGGCCAGCGCGGCCAAAAGCTCATTGTTCATTTTTTCCTCTTGCCCTGGTGGGCGTATTGGGTGGTTGCTATCAAGCGGCCTGTCCGCCTGACTTGGTGATAATTATAGCAAGACGAAAAATAAAAACAATAGTTTTTTGTCTTGCATAAATACATAAAAAGCATAAAAAAAGCGCCGTGAAGCGCAAAAAGCAATAAAAAAACCAGCAACCATTCAAGCATCGTGCCAAAAATGGCTAAAAAATCGTCGCACCATGCGACGATTTTTTGTTGTAGCCTGAAAAAACACTACAACAGGCCGATCCCCATGCCATTACTCACCACATCCGCTCAAACCATGCTGCAAGCCTACCTGGACGCCGAAACCGCGATCCTGGAGGGCAAGTCGTGGCGTATGCCCGACGGGCGGATGCTGACACTGGAAGACCTCGACAAAGTACAAGCGGGCAGGCGTGAATGGGAACGCAAAGCCGCCGCCGAGGCGCTGCGCCAATCCGGCAGTAACGGGTACAAGCCGTTCCAGGTGAGGTTGTGAGATTATGAGTACAAGCCACGACGCCGCCTCCATTTCTGATGCCCGCCTGAGCGGCTGGATACCCTCGCCCGGTAGCGCCGATGCGGACATTTTGCCCGATCTGGATACCGTCCGCTCACGTACCCGCGATCTGGCCCGTAACTCCGGCCTGGCCGGGAGCTACATCCAGACGGCACGGGATAACGTCATCGGCCACCAGCTCCGGTTATCTTCAAAACCCGATTACCGGCTACTCGGAAAAGACGCAGCTTGGGCAAGGGATTGGTC